ATGGCAACATTAAAAGACGTAGCGAAACGAGCCGGGGTATCTCCGGCAGCGGCTTCCAGGGTCTTAAATCAGGACAGACATTTTTCCGTATCGGATGACACGAGGATGAAAATACAGGAGGCAGCAAAAGCGCTTGGATACAAAGGACGGGTGGAACATTATCAAGATACCACTTTATGTATTCCTAAAGCCAAAATAGGAATCTTTCTTTTATACAATGAAATTTTAGAAATTGAAGATAGTTACTATCAAATTGTACGCCTAAATATTAAGAGTGAACTGGAAAAAAATGGATTACAAATTAAAGAGTTTTTTCTGGGGACTATTGAAAAAGGAATCCGACAATTTCATGAATTTCAAGGAGTAATACTAGTCGGACACCCAGGAATCTGGTTTCGGGCAAGTGAGTTGCGGGTCATGATGAAAGAAGCAGGAATTCCTATTGTTTGTTCTGATTTTGAATTGGAGGAGGGAGAATTAAATGCGGATTAATTCTAATAGAATTTTAGAAACACCGAATTTTAGGGGAATACCGGGAAAACGGTATAAATTCGGTGTTTTTAATTAATGTCTCCTAATGATTCCGGTACTCACTTAAGCCCTTTTTTTATAATCGTTTGCGACACGTTTGTAACACGGTATCTTTTCTATCTCTTTCCTCAAATCTTCTAAGCTTCTGTGTCCATAGATGGAATTAGTAATGTCACGAAAACTATGCCCCAACATTCGTTTTCTGTCATTTTCGCTTACTTTGTATTTTTCACATAACATAGAAAAGGTGTGTCTGCAATCGTGGGCCGTATGTTTTCCAATACCTATACTTTTAAGAAATTCTGAAAGAGATTTATTAAAAGCGCTGTATGATATTCCCATGAGAGATCCTTTCTCATTTAGCCGATCTTGTACGATAGGGAGTATGGAAGAGTGGATGGGAACAATCCTATTTTTCCCGGCATCTGTTTTTAGTCCCCCTGAGAAGCATCTCTTTTCTAAATCTACGCTAATTACAGATAATTCACCAATGCGATAGCCAGAATAGCACATAATTAGAAGAAGCTGGGCAATATAGTTATCAGCATGTTCCCAAAGCCTTTCCAGGTCACGTATATTAAACGGAACTCCGTGTTCATCATCGTCTGGAATGTTAATCCTTAAAAGCTCTGTAGGATTTTTTTCTACTAGATTTTGCGCCAATGCATAACGATATATTTGCTTTAAAAGAGAAACGATTAATTCCAAACTGGCATGTTTTAACTGGCAGGAGTCCACAATACGCTGAAGCTGTTCATATGTTATTTCTCCTATTTTTTTGTTATACAAAGCTTTGCAGTTATTATAAGCTGTTCTTGTTGCTTGTTTAGAGCTTGCGGAGTATTTCTTTTTCCCGTTAAATTTCCAGTTATAAAATTGGTCATACAGCTCTGAAAACAGCAATTCTTGATCGTTGGAATTTGAGCGAACTGCTACGTTATAATTTGACAGGATTCTATTTGTAAATTCGGCTAGGTCTCCATCTTCCTGCCCTCTTAATTGTTCCAGATCTTTTTCCATACCCGGTTTATATGTTCCGGCTTTGTACGCTGTCAATACAGCAAATCCAACGTACCAGTCTGACACATAGCAGAGTGCTTTTTTCATAATCGGTTTTCCATCTACTGTGAATTCTGTAACTGGTGGATGTACAGAGTACGGGTTTCTCCTGTTCCCGGAGAGTTTGCGGATCGTTCCGTAACCGTTCGGAAGGTTCGGATGCTTTTTCTTGTTTGCCATAAAACATCATCTCCTTTTTCATTTTGGTCATAAAAATAACAGCCAGCAAGAACGTGTGTTCCGCTTGCGGTGGCTGCCCGAAGATGATACAATATGTTTGACTTAATGTGGGGTATCATCTGCGGATGTATTCCGTCTCCGTCCCAGTGTTGGTAGCGCCGGGACGGTTTTTCGTTCAGTCTTAATATACATTAAATGAAGTGACTTGCGGTGAATCTTTTGTCCCGGTCACTAGCGCTTCACAAGTTCCGTCAGCTTCTGCGCCAAACATATTAGTAACCGTACATTCTGCTTTTAGATACCAAGTATTTTCATCGTGTGCTTCTTCAGCTATTTTCCCCATTAAATAGTGTAGTTTAAAACCATAAGGGAATTGTGATTCCCCATAATTTTTTGCTGCAACCCAGCAGTTTGCAGCCGGGAGCTTGTCATTCAGCGAGTCAGTCATCTTTTTTGTTTGCAAAACAGAGTTAGCTATTAATTCCACATATGCTTCCTTTTTTTCTGTATCAACCTTTACAGAATCCACACTGTAATCACCAGACATATCCGTTATTAAATCTGTGAAATCAACTCCATCATCCTCGTATTTAACTGTATATCCTAACTCATTAGATTTTTTCATAAAATCAGATACTGGCTTTTCGGAATATGATTCAAGTGTTTCCTGTTCCTCTTTTGCTATTTTCTTTGCTTCTTCAGCTTTTTTTGCTTCTTCGGCTTTCTTTGCTTCTTCGGCTTTCTTTTCCTTTTTAACTTCTTCTTGCTTTGCAGAATCTTCTGATTTCTCACCTGATCCACCGCAAGCCCACAATCCACAGGCCATAACACTAGCAAGCATCATTGCAACAATTTTCTTTTTCATTTTCCATTCCTCTCTTTCTCTTTTTTGAGAAAACCCAAACCCTTTATATAATCGCTTATGCGGTTATATCTTATAAATATCTTTTTGCAACTTCTATCAAGCGTTCTCTGTATTTGTATATATCGTTCAATGAATCTATGTATACTCTTTCAAACTTTTTATTTTCGTCAGGGATAAGAAGCTGTTTGTTTTTAGTGTCGAGGTTAAGTCGACAAATCGGTTTTCTATTATTGTTCTTGTACAGAATTCCAAAATAACTTTCTGTGTCTCTGTGAGCAATGTCTTCTACAGCAATAACCCCTACAAGTAATCCTCGGATAATATAGAAAGCTTCAATTTCATCTTCTGTAGTTACAATTTTTGAAGATGAAATTTCGGTAGTTTCAGCAGGAGCTTCATTTTCTTCTGTTTCTGGCGTAAGAGCAGATGAAATTTTGTTATTTACGATTTCATTAACAAACGAGGAAAAGGCTCGTTTAACAAGGGGAGTGAATTTATCTATAATCCTTTGATTTTTTTGCCCGTCATATATATTTGTTAATATAAAACGAACAAAATCTTCTGATGGTGTATCAAATTCTTTTAAAAGAATCCCCTTTATTAAACTGCTGTACTTAAGCTCTTCGGCCGTGCTGAAAATTTTTTCTTTGTCAAAATTATCTTTGCAGAATTTTTTGAGCTCATTGATTGAAGAATCCTTAAGGTTAAGAATATCGAGTTCTAAAAATGGAACTAAATCCATTTTGTTTGATTCTTCCAAATCTGTATAAAAACGATAAATTATACCATTTGTTAGAATTCCAAATTTAGCCGAAGTTGTTCCAAAATATCTAAAAAGTTGAGAAGAATGTTTATCTAATTGTTCGGAACAACTTTTACACTCTATGAGTATTGTAGGACTACCATTTTCAAGAATAGCATAGTCAACTTTCTCCCCTTTTTTTATTCCTACATCGGCTGTATATTCTGGACAAAACTCTGTTGGATTAAATACATCGTATCCAAGAATTTGAAATAATGGTACGATCAGAGACATCTTAGTAGCTTCTTCTGTAAAAATACTATCTTTAATTGTTTCTACACGTTCAGAAAATTGTTTAATTGATTCAATAAATTCCATGTACTTTTACCTCTTTTCTATATATTTCCTACGTGTTTTTTTTTAGAATTCCTTTTTAATTATTTATAAGACATTCCGTGCGCTTCACACTCTATTTCCTGAACATCATATTTCTCAAAGTCATTTTCAAATATATGTTTTAATGCGTGTTTGTAAGCATTTAATCTACCTATATTCGACAATTTTGCATTGATTAATACTGTATAGCTTCCATCTTCATTTTGTATAACCATTTCATTTCCGCAATTCGGAAAATTTATAATATTACAATTAACATCCGGTGTCATCGATATTTCCACGTTCCTTTCTCTTGAGAGCAAGAGCCATGTTGTGTAATGCGCGGAGGTCGTCAGGCTCCATATCTTTTTGAACATCAAATAAAGCACGAAGTTCTTTATTTTCAAATATTTCTTGGGCCACTTTTGCGGTCTCATCGTTTAGATAATACGTTTCGCCACCTTCCTTTTCTTCGCCTGTCATTAAATATTCTACAGATACTCCAAAGTAGTCTGCAATCTTTTTAGCATTGTCACTTCTTATCAAGTTCCTTCTGCTTTTCCAGTTACTAAATGTTGACTGGCTGATCCCAGTTGCTTTTGAAACTTGGTATGTTGTAACATTGAACTTTTGTAGCAATATCTCAAAAACTTCGTACATTTTTTGTGCTCCTTTCACAAAAAACGCAATACTACACAAAATGGAATCAAATGCTATTGACTAATTCATAAATGGTGGTATAATAAAACCATACTTCACGAAATGGTAGCAAAATAAAAAATAATTCCAAAATGAAATGCGTTTTTAAATTGTAATACTTTCAACTGGTAATTGAAGCATATCACATATGTGAAGTATATACAATAGCATATTTGCAGGAGGGAGGATTAAAAGTGTACGAAAAATTTGCCGAATTATTGGAGAAAACTAACAAAACAGCTTATCAAGTATCGAAAGATACTGGAATAGGAGAGAACGTCCTTTCTTATTGGAAAAACGGAAGGAGCCAACCGAAAGTGGACAAGCTCAAAATCCTAGCCGACTACTTCGGCGTGAGCATTGAGTATTTTCTGGAGTAGGGAGGAGATGGTGTGAAGTGAAAAAATACTTTGGAGAATATATAAGGGATCAAGCAATAAAAAATCTGCTATCCGCACAAGCGAGGATAGCAGAAATAGGAAGTGCGTCAGAAGTCATATCTTTGACAAAATTTGTTTTAAAAATTTCTAATAAATTCGACAATGTATTGCTTGATTTCGGGTTGGAACATTGTGATGAAAGCGCAGAGCAGCCACCAGATGAGAAAGGAGAGTGATGGAGAATGGATGTAAAAAATCTTGACAGTGTTTCCAGAGAAAAACAGAAAGCAATTTTAAATAATGTCATTTTTCGATGTATGATTGAAAATCACATGACATTGGAAAATCTGGACGAAGCATGTGAGGTTATACGAGAAATTTATAGAAAGAATGCAATATTAACAAGTTCCTTGAGGGAGTAGCAAACCAGTATGTAACAATTTTGAACTAAAAGAGAGGTGGAATAAGTGAGTAAAAGAAAGAGAGAAAGAGAGATTCTTCATAACTACATGAAAGTTTTGGCTAGAAACTATGAAAAGTTTGATCCAGCCGAGATGACTGGCTCTATTTGCAAATTGTATGACAGTCTAAATAAAAATAGGCCTCATAAATGCTTAAAGAAATTGAGAAAAGAAGTTAAAGCTATGAGAAAAGAACTCCTAGAAATCAGGAGATTCCTGGAGCCCTTTTCAAAACCCATTGTAATCAATGGCAGCGAAGTTTCTAAAGCTGTTCAGAAATCCATTCGTGGTACATTTGAAGCAATCTCAGAGACATCCCGAAACCGCGAGAACTGATGTATCCAGCGATATTTTCCATAAAGTTTGGATCGGAAGTGTCAATGTTTATGCTGTCTTCACATTCATTGATATAATCACGATCTTCTTCTGTAAGAGACTTTATGAACTCGTTAAACGGCTTAATATCCATAATATTTCTCCTCCCTTCTACATACTCGGCATGGCAGTGCCTGTAGGGAATTTATAGGAGAAAAATAAACCATAATCAATACACGCAAGAAACTGAAATCGAAAGCAGTAGGTCGTGAGACGTCATGTACCAGTACTGACCGGCTCATTGGATAGAGTCTTCACCTCGTTGTGGCGCGGCTGCGGATAGCTTTTAGATCAGGTGAGCAGATCGGCGAAAAAAAGCCGCCGAAATTTAAAACCAAAAGGTTATTTTGAAAAGCTAATAAAGCAAAAGGTTTTTCAGAAAAGCAAAAAAAGCATTTGGTTATTTTGGTTTTTTAAGAAAAGAAAGAACCAAAGAAAAGAATATATATATAACATTATATATTTATATATTTAATTATATATACCTAAAGCTTTAGATTATATAAGACATATAGTTATTGATTATGTAAAAAGAAAAATATAAAAAAGAAAAAGCATTTGGTTTTTGCGATGGCAAAGCGTAGCCAACCTTTGAGATGCAAAGGAACAGCAAAGAGTAGCTATGCGAAGGCAGTGTAAAGCGATGAAATGCAAAGGAAAAGCTTGGCTCAGAGATGCAATGGCAGAGCAAGGCGAGGACGGGCTGAGGCAGAGCATCGCGATGAAGAGCAAAGGAAAGGCGTGGCCTAGAAAGCGTGGATTAGATATGCAAAGGAAAAGCATGGCGTAGATTGCGTAGAAAAAACAAGTCGAAAGGAGAAAAGTGAAATGAAAGAAATGAAAGTAAGATTGGAATTTTTTGAGGAGGTGCTCGGGACTGCAAGTTCGGATCCAGAGATCCATGAGAAGTACATTGCAAGTAATGCACCGGACGCACCGAGCCGGAAAGAAGAGGTGGAAGCGCTTGGAGCGGAAGAAGTATTCGAGAAATCAATGACTGTATTCCCGAGACTGGATGATGGAACGCCGTTTCTTTGGGACTACCAGATTAAAGGATTCTTCAAAGATTCCTGTGGGATGCTAAGGAAGGTTAAGGGAACACCATCCAGCGCAATCAAAGCATACAAGAAAGAGATCGATGGATTGATTTTCGTGAAGGAAAGACAAATCCCATTTCTCTTTGAAGGAGAAATCGGTATTTGCCAGAGACCTTTACGAGCGAGTACAGCACAGGGAGAACGAATTGCTCTTTCCAGTAGTGAGACGGTTCCGGCTGGATCAGCGATCGAATTTACAATCCAGTGTATGGTAGATTCGGACATGGCGGCAGTTATTGAATGGCTCGATTACGGAGATCTGAGAGGAATCGGACAGTGGAGGAACTCGGGAAAGGGACGATTCAAATGGCGCGATATCACAGACTCACAGAAAAATAAAAAATAGCCCCGGAGTGCTGGCACACCACCGAGGCTGTGTAACTAGCTAACCCACCTAGCTATTTACAGGAATATAATACCAAGTTTTCCTGCAAATAGCAATAGGTAATCGAACAAATGTTTGAAATTTGGAGGAAAACAGATGAAAAAAGATTGGAAAAAGACAGAAGAGTATTTGGGAGCAGGAGTAATAGGAGAAATTAAAGAACATGCAAAGCGGTGGTATAAAGCGAGCGTAGTAGTATTTGCCGTACTTGTGGTAACAAATTTTGCATGGATTTTCCGGAGAAAGTAAAGTATGCAGTATTTTGGAGAATGTTTTTACTGCACGAAGAGAAATCGATGCCTAGATGCTCACAGGAATACTCGATGTCGTGACTACGAGAAAAGGAGGAGAAGTGGAACCGATTATAAGAAATGCCCAAAAAGCAGCTTACATACTCCAGATAGCACCGCAGGCGTTCCGGGAACAGGCAAAGAGGGGCATGAATCAATACAGTCGGGTAGTGAGTGGGAAGAAGAAAAGGACATACGAGTTTTATCCGTACAAAGCGGCGGAAGATCTGAATGTACCTGTTGAGCATCTGGAAGCGAGAAGCATGGAATATGAAAAACAAAAGGTAGGTGAGGGAGATGCATAGAAGAAAACTACGGAAATACCGGATCTTGAAAGACATCTGTGCAGTAGTCGGGGGAATTGCCGTACTGGTGATGGCCGGATCCGCTGACAGTTACAGCCAGAACATTATCTCAACGGCAGAGTTTTTTATGGCGTTCGGGATCGCGCTGGATATGACGGTTGTAGCGTACATGTTGTATGACTGTGTGAAAGACAGGGAGAAGCATTATCTCCAGATGAGGGAACTGCGCCGGAGACACCGGCTGCAGGGCATGAAAAAGAGTGCATAGGGACGGCAATCCCATATATGCACTCGGATAAAAGATCAAGTTAAGTATAGCGCATTTAAGGAGGATTTGCAAATGAGCAAGATTACAAAAATTAAAATCAAAAATCTTTTTGGTATATCAGAATATAACGGTGATGGTAAAAGTGTAGAACTTTCTGGGCAAAACGGAGTCGGGAAATCATCCGTAATCGACGCAATTAGATACGCACTGACTAATAAATCTGATCGTAGATACATCGTAAGGAATGGAGAGACAGAGGGAGAGATTCTGATCGAGACTGACAGCGGACTTAGAATCAACAGAAAAGCGAGAACAAATCAGGCAGATTATAAAAGCGTGAAACAGAACGGGCATGAAGTTGGCAGTCCGGAAACATTTCTGAAAGACATTTTCACACCGTTGCAGCTTTCGCCTGTCGAGTTTATGGACAAGACTGAGAAAGAACAGAATGCGATTATTCTGGACATGATCCAGTATGATTGGTCACTACAGACAATTCGAGACTGGTTCGGAGAAATTCCTGACTGGGTATCTTATGACCAGAATATCCTCCAGATCTTAAATGACATTCAGTCAGAAAAAGGAGATTACTACAGAAACCGTCAGGATGTCAACAGAGATATTCGAAATAAGAAATCCTTTATCGAGGACATTGCAAGCGAGATCCCGGAAGGATATGACGCAAAGAAATGGGAAAACGAGAACCTTGGAGAACTGTACCAGAAAATCGAGAGGGCAAGGAAAGAGAACGAGAATATCGAAAAGGCGAAACGGTTTGTTGAGCAGAGAGATAACAAGGTTAGATCGTTTGAAGCAGATAAAGAAATTAAGCTTTCAGCGCTGGACAGAGAATTTGCTGCAGAAAAGGAACGCCTTGTAAAGGAGAAGGAAAGACTTGAAGCACAGCTGAGAGAAAACGAAATTAGGATGTCTGGACTTGCAGAGAAAAAAGAGGACAAGACAGCAGTGATCAAAAAAGAGTATGAGGCAAATGTGGCGAAGTATGACAGCGCAATGGAAGAATACAAAGACATTGCAGAGAAAGACCTGATTGACTTCTCTGAACTGCAGGAACAGGCACAGCAGACAGAAAAGATGAAATCCTATCTGAATGAGTACAAGAGAATGTTGGATCTACAGGATGAAGTTGCAGAACTTACTGAAGAATCAGAAGAGTACACAAGAAAAATCGAAAAAGCGAGAATGCTTCCAGGGGAAATTCTTGAAACAGCAACTATCCCGATCAATGGACTGACTGTAAAAGATGGAATCCCACTTATCAATGGACTTCCGATCAGCAATCTTTCAGACGGAGAAAAACTGGATCTTTGCATTGATGTCGCAATCCAGAAGCCAAACGGACTGCAGATCGTTTTGATTGACGGAGTGGAAAAAATGTCCACGAAAATGAGAGAGGGCCTTTACAAAAAGTGCAAGGACAAAGGCCTGCAATTTATTGCAACAAGGACAACAGATGAAGAAGATTTGACAGTGATCGAGTTATAAGGGAGGACATTTATGGACGAATTAATGAAACAAGAAATGAAATATGATGTTTCGGCCCCATTTTCTAATGGAGAAAATTTTAATAATTTGTACAAGATGGCTCAACGAATATCAAAATCGCAGCTTGTTCCGCAAAACTACCAAGGAAAACCGGAGGATTGCATGCTTGCGATTGATATGGCAAACAGGAACGGTATGTCTCCTGTAATGGTAATGCAAAATCTTTATGTAGTAAAAGGAAAACCGGTATGGTCCGGACAAGCTTGTATGAGTATGATTAAAGCCTCAAAAGAATTTAAAAATGTAAGAGTTGTGTATGTTGGAGAAGAAGGTACGGATGAATGGGGCTGTTATGTAAAGGCTACATACAAGGAAACAGGAGAAGAAGCGGTCGGAACGAAAATCACAATAAAAATGGCAAAAGACGAAGGATGGTATTCTAAACCGGACAAATACGGAAAAGAAACATCTAAGTGGCAGACGATGCCGCAACAAATGCTTGCGTATCGTGCGGCAGCGTTATTTTGTAGGATTTATTTACCAAATGAAATTATGGGATGCTGCGTAGAAGGAGAACCAGAAGATATTGAAACTGTGCCGAAAAAAGAAGCGGAAAATCCTTTTGATATCGTAGAAAAAGTATCAGAAGAAACGGAGGCGATTTTCAAATGATTTTAACACAGGAAAATTATTATAGCAAAGAAGCAAATGAAGAATATTTGAGCGTATCGCAGTACAAGGATTTCTGCGGATCTGTCGGAAGACTGGGATGTGAGGAACAGGCACTGGCGAAAATTAGAGGAGACTACGAAATGGAAACGACAACGTCTCTCTTGGTTGGGAGTTATGTAGATGCTCATTTCGAAGGAACGCTTAACATATTTCAGGCACAGCACCCAGAAATTTTCACAAAATCAGGGACGCTGAAAGCAGAGTACCGGAAGGCAGAGGAAATTATAAACAGGATTGAAAAAGACGAACTGTTTATGAAGTTCATGAGCGGGGAAAAACAGAAGATATTTACAGGAGAATTGTTCGGGGCAAAGTGGAAAGTGAAACTTGACAGCTATCTTCCTGGAATATGCATTACGGACCTGAAAGTGATGAAATCTCTAAGGGAGGCGCACTATGCGAGAGACATTGGACTCATGGATTTTGTCCGGTACTGGGGATATGACATTCAGGCTGCCGTCTATCAGGAAATCGTAAGGATCAATACCGGAGAAAAACTTCCGTTTTTCATCGCCGCCGCAAGCAAGGAAAAAGAACCAGATATCGAAATTATTCAGATACCGCAGGAATGGATGGATGATTGCTTATCTGGAATGGAAATGAATGTGAAGAAAATCATTGCTCTCAAGGATGGCGAAATCGATCCGATCCGGTGTGAAATGTGTGACTGGTGTAAGAGAACAAAAGTACTGAAGAATCCGATTTATCCGGACATGCTGATAGGAGAGATTTAATGGAAAAAGGAGATACGGTAGTTACCGAATACGTGGGATACTGCTTGATGTGCGGAAAACCGTATAACATAGAGGGGCATCATTTGATTTGCGGATGCGGGAAACGGAAACAAGGGACCGATGATGGACTGCTTATTCCTCTGTGTCAAGAATGTCACAGGAAACTGCATGAAGATGGAATGAGGATGAAGCTTTCTAAAATGTTGGGGCAGGCAATATATGAGCAGAACCACACAAGGGAGGAATTCAGGGAACGATATGGGAAATCCTACTTTTGAGATCAGAGGAAAATTTTATAAAGGACATTGTTTCCCTGGACTGAATGAATACATAAAGGAAATAGGGAAAAATCCGAAAGCCGGAAATAGGATGAAGCAGGAATATCAAATGATAGCCTGTAATGCAATCAGAATTGGGTTAAAGAGGTTCAAAACTGACAAACCAATTATCCTGCACTATGTATTCAAGGAGCCAAAAAAAGGAAATAAAAGAGATAGAATGAACGTCTTTTCATTCGCTGACAAGGTGATCGAAGATGCTTTGCAAAGAACCGGTGTGATACCGAATGACGATCCAGAACACATCGCTAATACAACGCATGAATTTGAGTACACTTCCGGGGTGCCGAGTATCAAAGTGGAAATAGAGATTGTCAACAGCTAAAGAATAATATATCACATGTCACTCGTAAACATCACGCATAACGAAGTGGATGCCCTCCTGGGAAACCGGGAGGGGAAAGGAGGAAAATGAGAAAAATTAAAGAACAAGCGCAGGAATATTTCTCCAGGATTCCAGATGGACATAGAAATGCAATACAAAGACCGTGGGACAGAGTAGTGGATAGAACCCTAAGAGCTATGATTGAAAAAGCAAACAATAACGGAGACTGCATTATTAATGTAGGAGACGGCATTTATAGACCTGTTCCTTGGGATCCGGTAGATGAAAAAGAATTTCATGAATATTTGAATAAGGAGGACAGCAGAGCCAATGCTATCCAGCTAAAACGGTTGTGTATGCAGAAAACTTTTGAAGGGTGGAAGAATAATGCGACATACTTTGAGCATAAAAGGGAAACTGAGAAATTTGAGTGATTACATAAAACCAGGAAATACAAATAGATAAGGAAAGAAGGTGCAGAAGCATTGGCAAGACCGAAAAAGAGCGGTTTGTCATACTTTCCTTTGGATACGGATTTTTTTGAGGACAATAAGATCAGAATCCTGAAAGCCCGGTATGGGAATGATGGAATGATTTTATACATTTACCTGTTATGTGGAATCTATAAAGAAGGGTACTACATGCAGGTGGATGATGATTTTGAGTATATTTTATCAGATGATCTTGGAATGGATCAAAATAAGGCGAAGCAGGTCTTGAACTTCTTACTGTCACGGTCACTGTTTGACAACACACTTTTTCAGTCGGACAAGGTCTTGACCTCTGCCGGGATACAGCGGAGATTCCAACTTGCCATCAAGGAACGGGCGAGAAAGAATCCCATAACAGTCGGAAGGTACTGGATTTTAAGTAAGGAAGATACAGAACCTTTTATTAAGTGTACTCTTTTTGATGGTTTTTCCGGTAATCAGAATTGTTTTTCCGGGAAAAACGAGCAAGATTCCTCGGAAAAATCCCTAAAGAAAAGTAAAGTAAATTATATATATGATATTACGTTCCCGACAGAACTGACCAGAGCCCTCGATTTGTATTTCCTTGTTCGTGAGCAGAACTACGGTAAGATCTCCGATATTCAGAAACAGGCGTTGATTGAGGAGTTAAAGGGAATTGGTGCGGACACAAAAGAGCGGATCGCCATCGTGAAGAAAGCAACAGCAGGAGGATATAAGGCATTTTATCCGACTAAGGGGAAGACGTCTGGCGACTCCCGAAAGAAATCGCAGAAAACCAGATTCAGTAATTTTGAGGAACGTAATTACAATATGGACGACTTGGAACGTCAGTTATTAGGAAGTGAGCTAAGGAAATGAAAAAATATGAATTAACAACAGATACAAAAACAAAGATAGTAAATGAGCTTATGAGAAAGGAGAAGAATTAATGGACAATTTAACACTTGCTATAGAGATCTTGACACGCTGTGAGACGGAGAAAAAGCGACTTGAGGAATACGAAAAAGAGTATGCGGTCGTAGAAAAAGCCGGGGAAGGGTTCACATGGAAAAAGTGGAACGAAGTATACAACAAATACAATCCCATACCGAAAAAGACACAGATCAACAGCGGCATAAAATATGCACGGAAGTTACTTGTAGAATCATATATCAAATGATTGGAGGAAAAGTGAATGAGTGAAGTAATAAAATCTTATAAGGGTTTTAATAGAGACCTAACATGCAGAGGAAAACAATATGAGGTAGGGAAAGAATATGAAGAAGATAGAGCACAATCATGTGAATGTGGGATGCACGCCTGCGAGTATCCGCTTGACTGCTTTTCATACTACGATCCGGCACATTCAGTTTACTATGAGGTTGAGCAGAGTGGAGATTTGTCGAGAAGAGGGGATGATAGTAAAGTAGCATCCACAAAAATGAAGATCGGAGCTGAAATCAATATTGCAGGAATGGTAAAAGCGTCCATTAATTACATAAGGGAAAGAATCAAGGAAGAAAAAGGATCTGATGATGACTACGGAGCATCGTTAGCGACAGGGGACTACGGAGCATCGTCAGCGACAGGATACTACGGAGCATCGTCAGCGACAGGATACAAGGGAGCATCGTTAGCGACAGGGGACTACGGAGCATCGTCAGCGACAGGATACTACGGAGCATCGTCAGCGACAGGGGACTACGGAGCATCGTCAGCGACAGGATACAAGGGAGCATCGTTAGCGACAGGGGACTACGGAGCATCGTCAGCGACAGGATACTACGGAGCATCGTCAGCGACAGGATACAAGGGAGCATCGTTAGCGACAGGGGACTACGGAGCATCGTCAGCGACAGGATACTACGGAGCATCGTCAGCGACAGGATACAAGGGAGCATCGTTAGCGACAGGGGACTACGGAGCATCGTCAGCGACAGGATACTACGGAGCATCGTCAGCGACAGGATACAAGGGAGCATCGTTAGCGACAGGGGACTACGGAGCATCGTCAGCGACAGGATACTACGGAGCATCGTCAGCGACAGGATACAAGGGAGCATCGTTAGCGACAGGGGACTACGGAGCATCGTCAGCGACAGGATACTACGGAGCATCGTCAGCGACAGGATACAAGGGAGCATCGTTAGCGACAGGGGACTACGGAGCATCGTCAGCGACAGGATACTACGGAGCATCGTCAGCGACAGGATACAAGGGAGCATCGTTAGCGACAGGGGACTACGGAGCATCGTCAGCGACAGGATACTGCGGAGCATCGTCAGCGACAGGATACAAGGGAGCATCGTCAGCAAAGGATCCAGAAAGTATTGCCATTGCTTGGGGATACAAAGGACGAGTAAGTGGAGTAAAAGGATCTTTTCTCGTACTAGCAGACTGGGAAGGGGATGAAAGTGAATACTGGAAACCGTATACCTGGAAACTGAAAGGAGCAAAAATGGTACGTGTGGATGGAGAACATATCAAAGAAAACACATGGTACACCATGCGGAACGGAAAGATTGTGGAGGTTACGGAGGATGATAGGTAAAAGAGAAATGCAAAAGATAACCATAACAGAGAAATTGATAAGAAACGAAAACGAGGCTATTGAAGCGATAAAAGCAAATATGCCAACAAGTGGGTATCAGATGTTGAGAGAGTCACTTGATATGGCAATCAAAGCTCTGGAAGAAATACAGCAGTATCGGGAAATCGGCACCGTGGAAGAATTCCGGGAAGCGCAGGAGAAGCAGGAACCAATATTTGCAGAGGTGATTGTAAATGGGTGGAATTCATTTAAGTGTCCGAGTTGCGGAAGGGAATTGGAAATCGGATATAAGCATTGTATATGGTGCGGACAACATTTGAAATATAAGAGTATGCGGTCAGATATTGGAGTGAGGAAGAATGAGACTGATTGACGCTGATGAACTGATAAAGGACAGAGTAGAAAATGACCCTGTGAGAATTGCGGCTATGTGTGCGCCGACTGCATATGACGTGGAAGCAGTTTCCAAGGCGTTGAAAAACGAGATGGAATTTGTTGTAAACGAATATCCAGTGTATGGGAGATATATTAAGAAAAATCGTGCGATTGAAATTTTACATTCTGGTGTTATTCCACAAAAGTCACAGGAAAGCCCAGACGGAAAACGTCTGAGGGAGAGGGAAGAATTTTTTGGAGAGGAATAAGCATGAGAACATATACAGTTATAGAATACGAAAAGGAAGATTATCAAAATTTTAAAGATAATCTTACGGACGAAAAAGCGATTGACATATTAGAACGAATTTCAAGAGGATGGTTGCCTAATTATAATTTTTCGGGAGAAGAAAGCGATTTTGAGAATTATTGTTTACATCAGGCTATATATCGTGCTCAAGATGCGTTGAGAGAAAGGACAAACAAATGAGTAGAGTAAAACCGATATTATTCAATACCGACATGGTTCGGGCGAGTTTGGACGGTAGAAAAACGGTTACAAGGCGGTGTATGAAGCCGCAACCACAAGGATATTTTGAAGTCAATGAAGAACCACTATACATATACGATACGAGTTTAGGGCAAGGACAGATACACTCGCCTTATCAGCCGGGAGATATTCTGTATGTTCGAGAAACGTGGCATAAATATACAAAGCGAGTAGGAACAGGCGAGTGTTGTCATATGGCTGAGTTTTACGGATATAAGGCAAGTATAGCCAATTCAGAAGATGCTGGAGAGAGGTGGAAACCATCTATCCACATGCCGAAAGAAGCCGCCCGTCTCTGGCTGAAAGTTACGGATGCGAGAGTGGAGCGATTGCAGGATATAACGAACAAAGACGTTGAAAAAGAGGGCGTTGAAAAGAAGTGTATTGATAGCTATATACGGCAAATGCCTTGTGAAACAGAAGAATACATTAGACTTGCTTACATTATTGCTTTTCAAGATATATGGGATTCCATCATCAAAAAGAAAGACCTGCTACTCTACGGTTGGAACGCAAATCCGTGGGTATGGGTAATAGAGTTTGAGCAGTGCAAGAAAACGGAGGAGATATAAGATGGCAATGAGAAACATTTTACATATAAGCAAATTACAGGAGTTTGAAGATTTCCTTGAAACAAAAGGCTACATGATTGTAGCAACAAGTAAGAATCCGTTTGAAGTTTTGAGGGCACAGAAAGATGGAGATACGGTTATTGTCTATCAGAAGAAAGACACAAAAGAACATTTGTCTACAATGGACAAAGATTATCACCTTGTGCGGGAGTTTATTAAGAGACAGAGAGTGCAGACCAACGCCGACAGAATTAGAAGCATGACAGACGAGGAACTGGTGGAGTTTCTAGCTAAGACAGTTTGGAGAATGGGCGAAAATATATTCAGTTGTAAAAATAGTTCGCTTTACCCTGAATGTCTTGACGGAATGTGTGAAAAATGTCCATGCTACTTAGACTGGCTGAAAAGTCCGGCAGAAAGGGGAGAATAAAAGATGAGCAGAGAAATCTTATTTAAAGCCAAGCGGAAGAACTGGCGGGAGTTGCCGAAGGAAGAATGGTGGGTTGAGGGAAATCTTATCACCAACGAAAGAGAAGAAGGAACAGCATATATCGGATATATATTTGATGTTCATAACGGAGTGATTGAAGATTTTGATATTGTTGAAATCGACCCCGAAACCCTCTGCCAGTACACCGGGCTGAACGACAAGAACGGTAAGCGGATATGGGAGAATGATATTCTGCACAATGGAAACAAAATGATAGTTAAATGGAATGAGCCGTGCGGAAGATGGGATTTATATATTGTTAATGTTAGTCATATACCAATGGGAGCATGGCGTCCACTGGTAATTGATTGGAGAACTTCTGATTGGAAAGAATATTCAGACTGTCACGAATGCGAAGTTATCGACAATATTTTCGACAATCCCGAATTATTAGGAGGTGCAGATTTGGGATACTCCATAAAAACGTCATAGACAAGAAAAAAGAGTTCCTATTAATTCCCATATGGTTATTGATATAATATAAACTGCCATAACATGCAAAAATACATTTGCCCGAATTGCGGACAGGCTATTGAAAATGAAAGAGAGCTAATTATGACAAGTGAATTTTATAAACCCCTTACACCCTCCTTTAGGAATGACATAAACACTGCCATAGAGAATCAAATTAAAGAGTTAAATACTTGTAAGGGCAATGCTTTTGTAAATATGCAGATTATTGGATTGACAGCACATAAAAATCTAATAAATGCATTGCCAGACGGTTATCCGATACCGTGTAAAAAATGAGAATTTGGAGGGAATGGAAGATGTTATATCCCAAAACTAAATTAGAGAAAAATCATACTTTTTGCACTTGCAGTATACCGAATTTCCGAAATGCGTCTGAGTGGAATAAGCCGATAAAGAGAATATCTAAATTGGTATTGCCGAAAAGTCCTTATGGAGAAACGACACATTACTTGTGCGAGGACTGTATTAAGAAAATATATGGAGGAATAAAAGATGAGTGAGATTAAATTAAAACCGTGTCCTTTCTGCGGAGGCGTAGCACAATTAAATTATGAACGCATTACGGGAGAGAATAAAGGATTTTGGGCACAAGTAATCTGTAGAAAGTGCCACGGACGAAGCGGTGGAACATGGGCAGGGTCTTATAGTGCGGCAGAGCGGAAAGAAGTTAATACGTGGAACAGAAGGGCAGGTGAACAGAATGAGTGATGATTTAATCAGCCGGAAAGCGGTAATAGCTGCTGTAGACAGGCATACAAGAGAAGATGGCACTCTGGATGATGATATATCGGTAATCCTGGAAGAAGTCAAGACAGCCTTTGACAAGGAAAAGGTGGTAAAACAAATCGAAGATTACCGTGATCTTGTACCGGAGTGGGCGTTAAAAGAAATTATTGAGATTGTCAAGAAAAAGGAGGGTTGAATAATGAATGATATCAACAATATTAAGAATTCGTTACGCCTTTATTTGATACATGAGATTCCTACGTATCATAAAGGTACAGCTAAGAGAGATATGCGGAAAATCAAAGAGGTTATGCAGAAATTTGAATATGATGATGATTTTATAGAAAGTGTCAACGATGATTTCTGCTTAGGGTGGAATACGGCGAAGGAAATTATTTCCAAAATGTTATCTGATATATATTGGAAGAACAACAGAAACTAAAAAGGGTTTAAACCAGGAGATCAGAGATGGAGAGATTAACAGTACCAGATAAGAAGATAGACGGCGGATTAAGAAGAGCCATCATTGACGCCCGAGAAGTACGGAAAGAAGCAATGACTATTTACTGGGCGTTAAAGAAATACGAGGACACCGAACTTACACCGGAACAGATCATGGAGTTGAAAGAAGCAGTTCAGAAACTCGAAAATATATTCGGAGATGAAATTACAGTTAATCAGGTTATTGATTTTTTCGTTGATTTCTATATTGCACAGGGTGATCCAGACAGAGTGGAAAAAGCAGAACTGTTGACAAACGAAGAAGCTGCGAAGTGGCAGGAGCTGAAAGAGCGGGATACGGCGAAGAAACCCGTGCAAACGGAAGATGGAATGGTTTGTCCGATATGTGGTAGCAAGGCAGTTCCGTGGAGCCGGTTCTGCGATGAATGCGGACAGAGATGGTGGGAAGAGGAGGACTGACGTGCAGGACGGCAAGCGTCCGCAGATATTCTTGTCAGTGATTGGCGGTCAGCCGCCGGTGACGTTGTATATGAGAGGTGATAGAGGTGACGATAATTGAATTTGCTGAACGAGTATCGCCGATTCCACTTAATAAGTTTCAGATAGAATTATTGAGAATGTATGATGAAGCTGAAAAACAGGGAATGTCTTTGCATGTGATACCACCAAGATGTGGGAAAGGAATTGTGAAAAGGATTGTGGATGAATGGAACGAGGAGAAATTAAAAACGGCTGGTATTACTGCCCCCACGGGCACAAAACAGCACAGAAAATAGAGAAAGATTCAAACATGGAAAATACGCCGATTTACTGCAAGCATTGTAGACGGGCGTATTATCCAGTGATTAAAGATGGAAAGATTATGGGGGTAAAGTAATGTTTGGTTTAGTTAGAAAAAAGGCACTTATACGGTACATGAAAGAAATCAAGGATGAAAACAGAGCGAGTAACATTTATGCAAAATATCCGCCTAAAGATAATAAACAGGAGAAACTGAATTGCTATTCGCAAGGATATGAAGATGGAACAGATAATTTTTACAATGTGATGGTAGATATCATCCGCAAGCACATGAATGACGGCTGGATTCCGGTGGAGGAGCGTTTGCCGGAAGTGCCAGACGATATGGAGGACGAGTATTGTCCAGAGTTTAACGTAACAATAAAAGGGGCAAGCCGCGCAACAACTCTAAAGTACAGTCCAGACGGCGCATGGTTTGACGACTCGGGACAAGTATATGTTGTTATCGCATGGCGACCTCTTCCAGATTTATACAAGAAAATACAGGAGGAAAATAAATGATAAGGGTAACTCATAAACGAAACAGATCAAAGGTACTCAGGAATCGGAAGAACAAAAGGTATATGAGACGGCATATGGATGTACTGAGTTACTTAAGGGAAAGGGCCAGTGATAAAAATGAGCACAAGGGATACATACCTTAAGGATTATGGACTGACATACGAAGATGGGAGACGGATCGTTGCATACTGCCGGAAAGCCAGGGACTACGATCAGAGACTGATTCTTCAGGCAGCGCAAGAAGTCTACCCGGAGATTGCACCATATCTTTTCTTAAATCTTACAACTGGGCTTGGATATGACAGGATGGGAAATATACAGATGCAGAGGAAAGATTTTCAGGGGTACAGAAGGAAAACAATAGAGACGTATAACAGGTATATGATACTGAATGGGAAACAGATTGTGTGAGGTGATGAAAATATATGGCAACTAGAAATATTTTACATATTAGCAAATTACAGGAGTTTGAAGACTTCCTAGAAACAAAAGGTTACATGATTGTGGCAACAAGCAAGAATCCGTTTGAAGTTTTGAGGGCACAGAAAGATGGAGATACGGTTATTGTCTATCAGAAGAAAGACACAAAAGAACATTTGTCTACAATGGACAAAGATTATCACCTTGTGCGGGAGTTTATTAAGAGACAGAGAGTGCAGACCAACGCCGACAGAATTAGAAGCATGACAGACGAGGAACTGGCGGAGTTTCTTTCAAAATTTAGCGCCTGTAACGTATGCGGATATTATAGCAATGAAACTTATAGGTGCGACGCAGAGAGCGGTTTTGTTTGCGTGAAAGCGTATGCAGAAGCAATTATTGGGGAATGGCTGAATAAGTCTGTGGAGGCTTGATTTGACTTCGAAAGTGTAAAAACAATAAAATATGGGTACAACGACACCACCCCACATGCGGTAAAATATAATTAAGAATACCGTGTGTGGGGTGAGCTTTTTTGAACCATGAAGGATATCAAGATCATACAGCAGAATACGCAATCAGGAATATGGGGCGCCTTCCGTATCATACGAGGACAGCACTGTATCATCTGAATCAGATAGCGAGCTTATTAGGATTTGAAATTGTTGCCGTAAAAGATAAAAGAACAGGCAAGGAGTATAGGCATTGAAAGAACTAGATGTAAAACAGGAAAATGAACGAAAAAAAGAATATCTTGATGGATATAGAAAATGCGTGAGGCAGTTAGATAGGCTTAACGAAGAACTTTCAGAAATCCGAATAAATAAGATGTTCCCGTCTTTGATACAGGATGGAATGCCACACGCTCATACCACTACTGACCTTTCTGGATATGCTGCAAGAATTGACAAAATCGAGAGAAAGATTGTGAAAGCAAGATATCAAAAGATAAATAAACTGAAAAATATCAGGGATAGAATAGAAAGAATGAGTGATGAAAATGAGAAAGATGTACTGTTTTATAGGTACATAAAAGGAATGAAATGGGAAGAAATAGCAGTAAAAATGATGTATACGTATAGGAATGTCACAAAAATACACGGAAGGGCTTTAAAGAATTTTCAGATATAATGATAAATACATCCCGCTGATTATGGGCGGGATTGGTATTGCCTTGTGTGCCATCTGGGTACTGGCGACAAGCCCATTGACAAACAGTCAATCGCTATGGCGGTGTTTACGACGCTTGTGCAGGGAATTTTAGTGGCTGGACTGAGTACATACGTGAATCAGGTTATTAAGCAAATTAAAAAGATGGAGGAATAATTTATGTGTGATATGAGACCAATGGAATTAAGAGATACTGTTGACATGATGAACAGCGAGGACTACAAAGAGAGATTCAAAGCAGAATATTATCAGACTGTTATCAGATACGGAAAGCTGAAAAATATGCTGGACAGATGGGATGAGGGAATCCTGAACTTTTCCCCGACCTGTCCGAGAAGTACATACAATATTCAGATTAATTCTATGGCAGAATATATTGCGATTCTTGAAGCAAGGGCAGTTATGGAAGGAATTGAGTTGTGTAAATAGGAGGTAAGTTATGTATATGGCATTAACAGAGGAGCAGGCGTGGGAAATCAGAAAACTCGGAATTACAGTGATTGAATGGAAATGGTGCGTGAAGGAAAATGTGAATGTGTTTATATACATTATGAATAAAGCCATAGGAAAAGCAACCGGTATAAGTTTGTAAAAATTCTTGGTGCAATGGGATATGATAAGCAGAGAGTATGGACACTAACAAGGCACACATGGCTTGCAAGGAGTAATTGTTAATGCTTACACCAGAATACCTATACCGCATAACCGAAGGGGCTGAGGAGATTAGTTCCTAGATCCATAAAAACGTCATAGACAAGAAAAAAGAGTTCCTATTAATTCCCATATGGTTATTGATATAATATAAACTGCCAAGATCAATAAAGGAATACTAAAATATTTAAAAAATGTTATCCGAACAATGCGGAGATTGGGATATAGCTCAGTTGGTAGAGCACCTTTCTTATACACAGCAAGTCCTCGGTTCGATTCCGAGTATCCCAAATCCGGAGAAATGCAATCTCCGGAAATTTCACTTACCCCTCGACAGACACCGCGACAGGACAACGGAGGGTTCGACTCCCTCCGCGCGGTTTATACATGTGGACAAGCTCCTTTAGTTTGTATGTGATTCAATGATTTCAATTTGTTTTCTCCCCCTAATAAATCAGTCCGCATGTAAATTTTAAGACCGATGCTTTGCGTATTGTAGAGCACCGGTCTTTTTAGGTAAAGAAAGAAGGTGAGCCGGATGGCAAAAGGAAAATACGAATACTGGATAACGCCGGAAGGCTTACTGAAAATCGAAGGATGGGCTAGAGATGGTTTGACCGATGAGCAGATTGCCGAGAATATCGGAATATCAAGAAGCACATTGAATATGTGGAAAAATAGATATTCGGACATTTCGGACACCTTAAAAAGGGGAAAAGATGTCATTGACCTTCAGGTGGAGAATGCGCTTCTGAGACGAGCGTTAGGATATGAGTACAAGGAAGTTAAGGAAAAGTATGAATATGGGAAAATGACAGAAAAAACAGTGACGAAGAAAGAAGTTGTACCTGATGTTACTGCACAAATATTCTGGCTCAAAAACAGGAAACCGGAAAAGTGGAGAGACAAGCCGGAATACGAAGATCATTCTGCCATCGATAAACTCGATGAAATCATAAAGGGGTTGAAGCATAATGCCGATAATCCTAAGTGATAAGCAGAATGAATATATTAGAAATTCTACGCACAGATGGAATATAAAGACAGGAGCAGTACGATCAGGAAAATCTTTTGTAGACACAGCGTATACGGTTCCGTATCGAATTAGAGAACGATCTGGAAAACCCGGTCTGAATGTAATACTTGGTGTATCAAGAGAAACAATCGAAAGAAACGTACTGCAACCGATGCGAGAGATATACACATCGGCTCTAATCGGAACAATAAACAATAGAAACGTTGCAAGAGTATGCGGAGAAGATGTTTATTGCTTGGGAGCTGATAAAGTAAGCCAGGTTGCAAAAATACAGGGATCGTCTATCAAATATGCATACGGAGACGAGATCGCAAAATGGAATAAAGAAGTATTTGAGATGCTGAAATCCCGTCTTGATAAGCAATATAGTTGTTTTGATGGGGCATGTAATCCAGAGAATCCAACACATTGGTTGAAAGAGTTTATAGACGATGATGGAATAGACCTTTATTTGCAAAAGTATCGAATATTCGACAATCCATTTCTTGATCCGGAATATGTAAGGAATCTGTGCAAAGAATACGAAGGCACTGTCTACTACGACAGATACATTTTAGGGAAATGGAAACGAGCAGAGGGCTCGATCTACATTAAATTTGCAGATAATCCAGATGGATTTGTGAAGAGTGCAGATAAAGAGCATATCTCTCGTATAGATATCGGGATTGACTTCGGAGGGAACGGATCCGGTCATGCGTTTGTGGCTACTGCAAAGTACTCTGACGGGAGAAAACAGCCGGTAATGAGCAGAAAGCATATGAAAAAAGACTTTAGGCAAGGGATTGATGCAAACCTTCTGTCCGAACTTTTTTTGGAATTTGTAGAAGATGTTATAAAGAAATACGGGAAGCCGTCTAATGCATACTACGACAACGCAGAGACAGTCCTCGGCCAGAGCATAAAAAACGCATGTGAAAAGAAATTCCCGTACTTGCATGTAAGGCCAGCAGTAAAAAAGAAAATTAATGACCGTATAGAATACACAGTCCAGCTCATGGGAGCCGGACTTTTTTCAATTACAGAGGATTGTGAAACGCTGTCAAAAGCATTGCAAGAAGCGGTATATAATAGCAAGTCAATGGAAGAAGAAAGGCTTGATGACGGAAGTACTGACATCGATACGCTTGATGCGTTTGAGTACAGCATAGAAAGAGACTTCTCTGGGACACATTATAACAGAGTAATAGGAGGGATATAACATGTTTCGGGTAGCAGCAGGGACAGGAATGACACCGGAAATATTGTCAGAATATATCGGAAAGCATAAGCAGGAAGTGATAAAAAGATACCAGAAATTACATGACGCATATGTGAATGATTACGAAATCTTTCATCTTCTTAAAAAAGCTGCATATAAGCCGGACAACAGGATATCCGTCAATTTTGCAAAATACATCACGGACACCATGAATGGGTTCTTTATTGGGATTCCGATTAAGACAACAAACACGGACGAAGTGGTATCGAACTACATTGACTTCCTGGATCAATATAACGATCAGGATGATAACAATGCAGAGCTTTCAAAGATATGCAGTATCTACGGAAAAGGGTATGAGATGTATTACAACGACACCGAAGGAAACATCGGCATCACGTATCTTACACCGCTTGAAGCCTTTTTCATATACGATGACAGTATATTAGAGAGACCGCTTTATTTTGTCCGGTATTATCTTGACGCTGATAACGTAGAGCGTGGAAGCTGGTCGGATGGTAGCATCGTGCAGCACTTTGTACAGGATGGATCGTATCGTTGGGATGGAGAAGCCAAGGAGCATCGATTTGAAGGAGTACCGGCAACAGAGTTTATCGAAAACGATGAGCGAGTCGGAATATTTGAAGGCGCAATGCCTATGATAGATGCTTATAACAAAGCATTGTCAGAAAAGGCGAATGATGTAGATTATTTTGCTGATGCGTATTTAAAAGTACTTGGACAACGGCTTGAAAAAGAAGATGTGCAGCATATACGAGATGATAGGGTTATTAACTTCGACGGAGATGTAAACGGGGTAGAGGTTGATTTTCTCCAGAAGCCAAATGGGGACGAGACTCAAGAACATCTTTTAGATCGTCTGGAACGGCTTATTTATCAGATCAGCATGGTGGCAAATATCAGTGATGAGAATTTTGGTACATCCTCTGGAATCGCAATGAAGTATAAGATGCAGGCCATGAGCAACCTTGCAAAGACAAAGGAAAGAAAATTCAGAAGCGGAATGCAGAGACGGTATAGACTGATCTTTAGCAATCCGGCATCCACTGTAAAAGGAATTTCCAGAGATGCTTGGATTAATAACGACTACAAGTTTACTCTGAATTTCCCGGCTAACTTAGCAGAAGAGACAGACATTGCATCCAAGTTAGAAGGGATCGTATCAAAGGAAACACAGCTTTCCGTTCTTTCTGTGGTGGAAAATGTACAGGATGAACTTGACCGCATAGAAGAAGAGGAGAACGCACAGAAGGATGATGCAAGAGATAGAGTCATGCAAATGACGTTTGGGGGTGTAAGCGGTGGACAGCAGAACGTATTGGGCGATACGGGAAACGAGGAACCGGAACAAGAATAAGCGTGAGGAAAAACAGTACGATAAAGAAGTTGAGAAAATCTATCAGAACATGATTGATGAGATCAACAAAGAGATCAATGGATTTTACAGCCGTTACGCCACAAAGGAAGGCATCACAATGGCAGAAGCAAAAAAGCATGTTGCAAAGATTGACATGGAAGAGTATGAGCGTAAGGCGAAGAAGTATGTAAAAGAGAAGAATTTCTCAGAGCAGGCAAATACGGAAATGAGACTCTATAACTTGACTATGAAGATAAACAGACTGGAAATGCTGAAAGCTAGAATCGGTCTTGAAATGGTGTCTGGATTTGATGAATTGCAGAAATATTATGATGAGATACTCACTAAACGGACGTTGGATGAATTCGAACGGAAAGCTGGGATTCTCGGTAAAAGTGTATCAGATCCCCGAAAAGCGGCGGAAGTGATTGTCAATGCATCGTTTAAAAATGCTACGTTCTCCGACCGGATCTGGATGTATCAAGGGATGCTAAAATCAGAGCTGGATAAATTGCTACAGACCGGTCTTATACAGGGGCAGAATCCTCGTGTATTGGCTCGACACTTGAAAGAGCGGTTTGGAGTAAGTCAGTATAACGCTGAGCGATTGATGCGAACAGAAATGGCAAGAGTACAATCCGAAGCATCTAAGCGGTCAATGGAGGAAAATGGGTTTGAAGAATACGAGTTCATGGCAGAGGGAACAGCGTGCCCGATTTGTAGAGCGCTTGATGGAAAGCATTTTAGGGTAAAGGATATGCTACCAGGGACAAATGCGGCTCCGATGCATCCAAATTGCAGGTGCGATGTTACCCCGTATATAGACAGAAAAGAATTTGAAAACTGGTTGGATTTTCTGGACAAAGGCGGCACCACGGAAGAGTGGAATAAGCTGAAAAAGAAGAAAAAATCCGTTGAAAAGCCGGGTAGTTCTGGTATAATGAAATTACCAAGATATAAAGATGCCGTTATTCCAAAAGCGAAATTTACGCAATATGCTCTGAATCCTGATAAAGATCCAGATAAAGCAAAAGCGTTTGAAAAAGCTCTTGGATATACGGTAGATAATGCTGACGAATTGATCAGTCAAATATACGATAAGATATCAGAATACAATGCAAAGGAAAAGCCGGATAATGGATGGGGAAAGCGCTATGAGGTTATCATGGATATAGTAGGACCTAACGGTAAGACGGCAAAGGTATTAACAGCATGGATTGATGATAAGAATACGGGAGAAATACGGTTGACATCTGTTTATGTAGATAGGGAGTGATGCTATGGAACTACAAATGTTTGATAAGGTTCTTCTAAAGACGGGAGAAACGGCATTCATCGTTGAAATTTTCGATGATGGAGCAGCGTATGAGATGGACATTAATAAAAAGGAAGGAAAGATTGTAACAGATACGGTATGGCCGGATCAAATTGAGAAAAAGTTATAGATACCACTAGTCAGAAATGGCCGGTGGTATTTTTATACCCATTTTTAAGAAAGAGGAGTGGTGTGATTGATTGTGGTAGAAGTACGAAGGGACAGGATTGTTGTTTCTGGTCATTCACAATACGAAGCGTCAGGAAAAGACATTGTGTGCGCCGGAGTTACTGCTTTAGTAACAACATTAATAGACTCAATTTCAGGATTGACATGCGATAAAATTCAATACGAAATCATGCCCGGATGGGCTGATATACATTTTGGGAATCTATCAGAAGAATCAAAGCTTCTGGTCGATTCCTTTTTTCTTGGCGTTTGTAATATCGCCAATGAATTTCCGGATCATGTTCGGATTATGTAACACATGGCAGGCGTGGAACCATTCAAAGCTACGGTTGTGCAGGCGTGGAACACTTGAAAAGCTACGGAATACGGGCAGGCGTGGATCCCCGGTAAAAGCTACGGAAGATAGGCGTGAAATCTTTAAATTACGGAGGTAGAAACAATGAAAAAAAGATTATTTATGGCGTTACAGATGTTTGCAGAGGATCCAGCAGGGACAGATCCGGCAGGGAATGACCCAGCAGGCGGTCAGAATCCGGCAGAAGCAGATCCAAAAGCGACAGAACCAAAAAACGAACCGGAAAAGAAGTACACGGATGAGGATGTAGACAGGATCATCAATCAGAAATTTGCACAAAAGTTTTCTGAATGGGAAAAGAAACAGTCTAAGGCAAAAGATGAAGCCGAAAAGCTTGCCGGGATGAACGCAGAGCAGAAAGAAAAATATGAAAATGAACAGCTTAAAAAACAGGTTCAGGAGCTGCTCCGGAAAGACGCGCTCGGAAAGATGGCAACAGTAGCCCGTGGGATGCTCGGAGAAAAGAATATCTCTGTGAGCGATGACCTTATTGAAATGCTGATTTCAGACGATGCAGAAAAGACAAAAAGCTCTGTTGATTCCTTCATTACAGCATTCCAGTCTGCGGTAGAAAAGGCTGTGAAAGATGCACTGAAAGGAAATCCACCGAAGAAAACATCGGAACCGGCATCGATCACGAAAGAACAGATTATGAAAGTGAAAGATCCACTGGAACGCCAGAAATTAATCAACGAACACATGGACTTGTTCCAGAAATAAAGAAAGGATGAAAAGATTACATGAAAAAGAAACTTTATGATTTGCAGTTATTTGCAGCAGAGACAGGGGCAAGCTTATCTACAGACCTTGAGCCTGCCATTTCTATCGATTTTACTAGTCGAATTTCTCAGAACATCAGAGAATTGAGGGATCTTCTCGGTGTTACAAACCTGATTCCGATGTCTGCCGGAACAGATATCAAGTTTTACAAATGGACGGTAGAAAACCTTGCGGAACAGGTAGAAGAAGGTGACGAGATCAAACCAACCAAGGTAAAACGGGCATTAAACCAGACAATCACTCTTGATCTGGACAAATACAGGAGAGTTACCACCGCAGAAGCGATCCAGAAGGTTGGACGTACGATCGCAGTTAATGAGAGTGACGATCAGCTCATTAAAAAGGTGCAGAAAGCGGTTAAAACATCCCTTTACACCATGCTGAAAGCCGGTACTGGATCAGCAAGCGGGGCAAGTTTACAGATCGTCCTTGCAAACCTTTGGGCGAAACTTCAGGAATATTATGAAGATGAGGATGTAACCCCGATCTTCTTCATTAACCAGCAGGACGTAGCGGATTATCTTGGTACAGCACAGATCACAATGCAGACTGCCTTTGGATTTACTTATATTGAAAACTTCCTTGGACTTGGTACAGCGATTGTTTCCCCACAGGTAACAGCAAAGCAGCCGATCGCAACAGCGAAAGAAAACATCAGAGGCGCCTATGTCCCGATGTCCGGTGATGTAGCCCGTACGTTTAACCTTACCGCAGATGAGACAGGATTGATCGGTATGACACATTCCACAGCTACTTCTACGGCAACGGTAGATACTTTGATTATGTCTTGTGTCAAATTCTTCCCGGAATTTGCAGACGGTGTATTCAAAGGAACCATTGCGGGGGAATAATTAGCTCTGACATTATGACACTTTATTCCGGCGGTCAGAGCTTACTAGGTAAGCGAGTATCTTCATTAGTTGGAAACGATTTAAAAGTCCTTGCGGATGGATCCGTAGTAGGAACCATTAAGAAAGTAACGGGATATACACAGTTTTCCAGTAAAAAAGAAGAGCAGAGCGGGTATTATTTCCCGTTTAAGCTTACTAAGACCGGAACGACAATGACACTGAAAAAGAATGGAGTGGCAGGAGAAGGGAAAGAAGATATGGCGTTTGACCCGGAAATTATTCTGCGAGTTTCCAGAGGAGATGCCTTTACCGTAGAAGTAGATGATTCGCCTGTTGTCACTTTTAATTTCAAAAACGTCACATGGGCTTAAGGAGGTGGACGCATGTTGGAGGACGTAAAAGAACTTCTTGGAATCGCAGAGGATGATAAAACGATGGATACGAGGCTGAATATTATTATCGCGGCGACTACAAAGCGTTTAAAAGTACTTTTAGGTGGACCGGATGTGCCGGATGATCTGAAATACATTGTTACGGACGTTTCCATCATGCGGTTTAACCGGATTGGATCAGAAGGGCTTTCTTCCCATTCAGTTGAGGGAGAGAGTCTTTCTTTCGCAAGCAACGATTTTGAGCCGTATCTGGACGATATCCAATCCTACCTGAACGCTCAAAAAGAAGCGACAAAGGGAAAGGTGAGATTCTTATGAGGTATGATACACCAGTATATTTCCAAAAGACTATTTCGGGTGAATATGATCCGAATACTGGAAATTATGGAGAAGATTCTGTCGATGAAACCTTGCGTTATGCTTCGGTTATGGATACAAGCATAAAAACTATGCGTCTGATCTACGGAGAAATCAGACAGGGCAGCCTTTGTATCCAGCTTCAGAACCACTATACAGACGTATTCGACCGTATACGGATAGGGGAACGAATCTATACGGTAGACAGTAGCCGAAAGCTCCGAGTAAAGCATACGTTTGTAGTATCGGAGGTGCAGTAATGAGTAACGTTAAGATTGTTGGCATAGAAAGGATTCAGAAAAAACTAAAAAAGAATGTGCGACTCGATGATGTGAAGCGAGTTGTAAAGAGCAATGGAGCCGAAATGAAGCAAAAGGCTAAGGGAAATGCTGAAAATTTTAAAGGACATTATGAAGGGAAACGGTTTGTACCTCCGACTGGAACATTAAAAAGAAGCATAGAGCTTGCGATAACAGACAAAGGAATGACGGCAGAGGTTGAGCCTCATACACTTTATGGTGGTTATGTAGAACTTGGAACAAGAAAGATGCAAGCACAGCCATACCTAAAGCCTGCTTTCGATGAGCAGAAAGTGCAATTTAGAAAAGATATGGATAAGTTGACGAGGTAATATTATGGATCCACAGCAGGAATTATTTAGTACATTGTTGACAGAATTAAAAAATACGGGATATGACGTATATGATGGATTTCTCCCTCCTGATAATACGCCATATCCATTTGTTTATTTAGCAGATAATCAGCAAATTGACGACAGGAATAAAACTGCCGTTTTTGGTAGCGTATACCAAACGATTGATGTTTGGAACAACAATCCGAAAAAAAGGGGCGATGTTTCACAAATTTTGCTCAAAATCAAAGGAATATGCAGAGCAATAAGAAGAACTTCCAATTTTAATTGGGATGTACGAAATATAGAGCAACGCATATTATCAGATACAACTACAACACAACCATTACTCCACGGGATTTTAAACGTGGAGTTTTATTTTGATTAAATGGAGGAATGAAAATGAAGAAAAAATTTCTTTATAGTTTACAGGCGTTTGCCGAAGCGGTTCAAGGAAAAAGAATTGTATATCTTTTTAGAATCGCATCCGAGGCATCTACTACAGCAGGCAAAAGAATTCCATTTGTAACAGAAGATAGCCGAACAAAAAGTAAAGATGCGGATTCTACGGCGACAAAAGACGGTTCAATTCGGACACCTGGTACGGCAGAAGTAGAAATTTCTACTACGCTGATTCTGTCCAAAGGAGACGAGATTGTAAAAAAATTGGAAGATGCAATGGATAATGACCAGTTAATAGAGATTTGGGAAGCAAATCTTGATGAACCGGGATCCACATATTCATCAAATAAATTTAAAGGAATGTATTTCCAAGGTTACATAACTGAATTTGAACAAACGGCATCGGCAGAAGAGCATGTGGAGATTTCTCTTACATTTGGAATTAATGGATCTGGGAAACGTGGAGAAGTTACCGTAAGCGCAGAGGAACAGGAAGAAGCAAACTATTTATTCAAAGATTCAGTACAGGAGGGATAATACAATGAAAGAATTAACGATTAAAGGACAAGTATATCAGTTTAATTTTGGGATGGGATTCTTGAAAGATATCGACAAAACAGTGCAGATTAAATCTGAAAACGGGAAGGTGGAAGATGCAGGACTTCGGTATGCTATCGGTGGATTGATTGATGGAAACCCGAAATCAATTTGTACGATTCTTTATTATGGAAATAAAGGGCAGAATCCACGTCTTACAGAAGCTTTAATTGAAGAATTCATTGATGATCCGGACACAGATATTGATGATCTGTTTGAAGAGGTGATGGGTTTTTTAAAGAGTTCCAATGCTACGAAGTGCATTACCGAGAAGACGCTGAAAGCGGTAGAAGATATGATGAAGTAATCATTCGCAGCATTGATTATGAACAAATTGCGATTGACTGTTTTAGATATTTCGATTTTAAAAATCTAATCGAAGTTGATAAGCTAACGATTCCAGAATACAAAATGTTGGTGAAAGCTTATGAATATAAAACAGTTGATCGCAATTATTATTTACATTTACTTGCATTTTTAAATTTTGCGGTTCAGGCCCAAAGATCTGCTGGTAAAGGAAAGACAAAACCGGTCTATAAGCGGTTTTCTAAATTTTTCAATTATGAAAAAGAAATCCAACGTGTGGAAGAACGAGAAAAAGGTGCTGATCGTATAAGGGATTTTTTGAAAAGAAAAGGAGGTCGCTAAATGGCAGAGACATTTTCTGTAAAAGCAATATTGAGCGCAGTTGACAAAGGATTTTCTGCCACAATGCGATCTGCCAGAGAAAGCATTGGTAGTTTAAAATCTACGGTTTCTAGCGGAATTGGATTTGGCGTGATGATGGCCGCTGGAGAGAAAGCGTTTGAAACGATTACTGGTGGAGTTACAAGTCTAGTAGGAGAGATGAATAGTGCCAGTGCTGCTTGGAAAACTTTTCAAGGCAACATGGAAATGAACGGACACACAGCGGCCGAAATTAAATCCATAAAAGGGGAACTTCAGGACTTTGCGGAAGCTACAATCTATAGTTCATCGGATATGGCATCGACATTTGCCCAGCTTGAAGCTGTTGGAACCAAGAATACAACAAAGTTGGTAAAAGGATTTGGAGGACTGGCAGCAGCGGCAGAAAACCCAACTCAAGCTATGAAGACGCTTTCCCAGCAGGCGACACAAATGGCGGCAAAACCTACTGTAGCTTGGGAAGATTTCAAGTTAATGGTTGAACAGACACCAGCAGGAATTGCGGCTGTTGCAAAAGAACTTGGAATGTCCACGCAGGAAATGATAAAAAATGTGCAAGACGGACAGATTGCAACAGAGGATTTTTTTGATGCGATTGCAAAAGTCGGAACGAATGACGCATTTACCAAGCTTGCTACCGAGTATAAAACAGTGGGTCAGGCAATGGATGGGCTTTCGGAAACTGCGGCGAATAAACTTCAGCCTGCATTTGATACGCTATCTGCCGTTGGAATTAAAGCAATAAGTGGGCTGGTTGATAAAGTTGGAGAACTGGATGGCAATGCGATCAATGCAGCTCTGAGTGTTGATAACTTGAAATCAGCAGCAATAGATCTTGGAGTAGTACTTGGTGGCGCCGCTGTTGCTTTTGAAGGAAATGATGTCTTTGGGGCAGCGATATCGGGGGCAAAGGAGTACGGACTGACATTATCGAATGCATGGGGAAAGATTCAAAGTCTTTCGAGTCAGACGGCAAGTTCTATCTCCGGAATCGGGAGTAAGCTGAAAAATATCAGTGTAGATTCGCTTACCCAAAAAGCGACCAAAGGAGTGAACAGACTAAACAGAACTTTTAAAGGTTTAGGAAAATCCATTGATTCATACGGAGGAGATGTAGCTTCGGCTTTTGAAGCAATTTCAACTAAGTTTAGTGACAAAGGTATTGCTGTGTGGGAGAAATTTGCCGCTGTCGGAGAAAAAGTTTCTAAATCAAGCTCAAAAATGAGTAGCAGTTTAAAAAAACACATCAAATCCGCATCAAATACTATCGGGAATTTTACAGAAAGAGTATCTACGATCGCAAAACCTTTTGAAGGAATTTTTTCCGGTATAGGTTCCGGAATACAGAAATCTGCCGGAATAGGAATAAAAGCTATGAACGGCATGGTATCTTCTCTCACATCTATAATGGGAGTTGCTATGTCCGCATTAGGACCGGCGGCAATAGTTGGAGTTGTTCTCGCTGGTATGGGAGTACTGAATAGCCGATTTGGAGGAGAGATAGACTCTCTGATCCAGACCGTTACAACAAAAGGGCCACAAATCATAGGAGAACTTGTGAACTCTATAACAAGCAAACTTCCGGCACTGATGCAGTCCGGTGCACAGATGATTTCTGGACTTATGGATGCGGTTACGGCGAATCTCCCATCGGTGATTAACGGAGGGGTTCAGATCATCAATTCGTTAGTCCAGGGAGTCGGTGCGAATATCGGTACGCTTCTTCCATCAGCAATAAATCTTGTATCAACGTTTGCGAGAGGTATTGTAAGCGCTCTGCCGCAGCTTTTACTTACCGGGATGAAGTTCCTACAGAGTCTGAGCGAAGGCGTATTGAATAATATCGATTTGATTGTCCGCTCTGCTTCTGGAATTGTACAGAGCTTTGTAGGAAGTGTAATGAGTAATCTTCCGAGCATTATCACCGCAGGTCTTCAGATACTTACAAATCTTGCGCAGGGGGCGGTTCAGGCAATGCCACGGCTCCTTGTGGTGGGACTTAATGCGATTACAACATTGATTACAGGAATCGCAGGACAGCTCCCGAGAATTTTGCAGACGGGTGTCCAACTGATCCAGATGCTAATACAAGGTGTTGTCCAGAACCTTCCAAGTATTTTGACAGCGGCTATACAGGCCATTACTACATTCGTACAGGGGATCGTTCAGAACCTTCCATCGATCATCTCTTCCGGGATCCAGATAGTAGGATCGCTCATTGGAGGTCTGATCCAGATGTTGCCTTCTATCGTGAGCGCAGGTTGGGAACTTATAAAATCATTGGGTTCTGGGATCATTGAGGCGATACCTAATATTATTACAGGAGCAGTGGAAGGGATAAAAGGTATCTTTTCAGACCTGTGGGGATTTATTACAGGGAAGAACAAGGAAAGCTCTGATAAAACGGCCTCAGATCTGGCGGTTATGACGGAGAATGTCAAAACCAGTGTGAGTACAATGGGGACAGATGTGTCCAGTAGTATTTCGACGCTTAATTCGAATACAGCCACCACAATAGGAAATCTTACGGGTAATGTGGAAAGTTCATTTGCAAGTATGAATGGAACGGCTGTTTCTGAGGCATCCAGAATGATGAATGGCGTGACAAATAGCTTGTCCGGGATGAACAGCTTGGGAAGCGCCGATATGAGTGGTTTGGCAAAAAATATTATTAGTTCAGCCGGAGATGCCAATGCTTCGGCCTCGGATGATATTTCTGATATGGCAAATAATGTTAATAATTCTATGTCTGATATTCAAAACAGTGTTACAAAAGGAATGAATAAACTTCCTACTGTTGCAAAGACATCTATGTCTCAATTTGCCAGTTCGTTGAGGGTTGGATTTAATCAGGCATTGTCTGTGTCAAAATCGAGTGTCACATCCATCGTTTCTTCCATGAGGTCTGGATATAGTGGTGCGTATTCCAGTGGTCGCTATATCGGCCAGGGACTTGCAAACGGTATGCGTTCGATGCTTGGAACAGTGCGTAGTGTAGCGGCGCAGTTGGCAGCGGCAGCGGATGCGGCAATCCGGGCAAAAGCCAGAATTCACAGTCCTTCTAAAGTATCAAAAAAAGATGGTGCTTACTGGGGAGAAGGATGGGTGCTAGGAATCTTAAGTAAAGTCAAAGATACAAGAAATGCTATTACGGAGCTTTTGTATATGCCGAAGATGGGCACTCCAGCTTTATCTCTGGCAGGCACTAACGGCCTGACTTTGAATGATGACTACGAGTATGGAGAACCAAATCATACATATACCATCTATGTTATATCCGAACTTGACGGAAAACAGGTTGCAAAGTCTACCGCTGTATATACGCAAAAAGAGCTAGAAAAACTGGAAAAGCAGAATAACCGGAAACACGGAATCAGATAAGGAGGGCATATGTACGATTTTATAGACATCACAGAATCACAAACAGGAAACGACATTCCCTCCGAGGCAATTAACGTGAATGGAGAGTATATTGAAGAACATCTTCCGGGCTACCGTACTTTATATACAGAAGGCAGGGAGATGCTGGAATCCGAAGTGACGGAGATTCAGATTGGAAGCCAAAATGGAACCAGATACCAATATAAGCGAGATACTCCCAGAGAGATCACGGTTCATTATCAGATTCTCAGCAGTTCACCGGAGGATTTCCGTAATAAATTCAATGAGCTGTGCAGGATCCTTGACCAAGAGGAAATGAAGATTATTTTCGCTGATGAGGATGATAAATATTTTATTGGTACAAAGACAAGCTTTGACGCTCCGGAACCGGGGCGTCTTAGCACGACAGGAAGTTATACAATATATTGTGCGGATCCTTATAAATATAGCGTAGCAGAAAAGAAATCGGAAAACAGCGGATCCACGCAAATTACACTGCAAAATAATGGTTCGAAGTCGGTTCCTATCAACATCAAAGCCACCATGAAGTCAGATAACGGCTACATCGCGTTTACCCTGGGAGACCGGTTCTACCAGATCGGGAAACCGGAAGAGGTAGACGGAAAGCATTATGAGGAGTCGGTGAAGCTGTTTGATGACCACTTGTATGAAGATAAAGGGTGGTTAGTAAACCAGGGGATCACCCCACCGGTTACATCTGAGCGGTTGCAGAATGGTGTTGTTAAATATGTAAAAGAGAGTACCAATGAAGGCTATGCGACGACAAAGGACTATGGAAGTGGTAATTCTTGGCATGGGGCATCCCTTACTAAAATAGTTCCGAAAGATGTAAATAACAAATATCCGGTCAACTGGAAAGTTGCGTACCGTTTTGACTTTAATACGGATGGGGCTGTTTTCAAAGGTGTACAAGTCGGGCATACTTCCGTGACAATGATCGATGAACATGACGACATTATCTGTTCTATTATTTTTGAAGATACTTCTCCGGTAAACGAGTATTATTACATGGCGGTATTTATCGGTAATAAAAATGTATGGCATACGGACAGTACATTCCCAATGGCAAAAAAAGGAGTTACAGCAAGAGGAGATTATGGTCCTGCTGTTACAGCGGAAAAAATAGGAAACCAGGTTACGATCCGGTTCAATAATTTCGGTATCTGCAAAACGTTTTATGTAGATAACCCGGAGGCGGAGCTGAGAAAAATTACATGGTATGGGGCAGCTTATAAAGATAACTTTCATACCGAAAACAATGTGTTGCGCGCGCTCCATGTGATAAAGCATAATGTCGAGCGGTATGAGGATATCCCGAACTATTTTTCCAATGGAGATATTGTAGAAATA